CCTTCTTGGCGGGTTGAGCAACTTGTGGTTGCTCTTCCTCTTTCTTGCCAAATACGGCGCTCAAGAACCCAAGAAGACCTTTGGCTTTCTTTTGTACTGTCTTAACATCTTTGACAACTCCATCAACTTCCTTGGCAATGTCAGTAACAATTTGCCGTCCTTCTTTGTACATCTCACAAGCATCTTTGCAGAGTTTAAAAGCTCCACTTGCAAGTGCGACAAGGGTAAATGGATCAATTTTTAGAACCCAAACAATTTATGGAAAAAGGTGGCTGCCACGCCTGGCCCAAGTAACACCAAAGCCATCACTGTATAAAGCAAATACTCAATCTTGGTCATTCTCTTTTCACCAGCCGTCAAATGCTCTTGGATGATTCTGTATCTCTCAGCACATACTGCCTCATGCACTGCCAGTCTTTTGTCGGTTTCAGCGTCCATTGTCCACCCTTAAATGATGGCCAATTTTAAAACAATTCCAATGCCTTGACCACCTCATCAGGATCGACAAATGCATCATGTTTGTATTCTTGATCTTCCCACCACAAAAACTGGTCTTTGACCAGATAATCCCGACTTTTAATCAAATTGACATTCTCTGGATGGCCAAAGATCAATGGGTCCGATACTGACCAAAGCACAATGCCAGGCTTTTTCTCGATGTATCCCAAATGCTGAAAGAATGAATCGCATGAAATCCATGTTCGACATTGCTGCAGCAGCTGCTTTAACTCAGACAATGGCAAATCTGGTCTGAAATCTGGCCATATTTGCTTTTCACCACTGACCCCAATTTGTATCACTTTTTCTTTAATTTCCATCAATAAAACTGACCAATATGGGTAATTTTTAGGGTTTTCCCGACCATTCATCAGCTTTTTTGAGTATGGAGAAACAATGATCATAAGTACATCTTTCTGAATGCCTCATTGAGTGAGCCTGTCCACTTCCATTGAGCCATTTTCAAATATATGTTCCACTGGTCAATGTCCCCAAACAATGCTTTGGCTGCAGCAATCGATTCGCCAGCAATAATTTCTGGATAGCAAGTAAACACAATTGGGTTTTTGATATAAGGCAATATTTCAGAAAATACCAAATGATCCCCCATTCCACAATTCAATATAACAATTGTGTTATTTTTAAACTTTTGAAAGTTTTGAAATATTTGCTCATCATGCGCATACATTGATTGATCAGTCTCTGACCTGATGCCACCATTTGGATTTTTTAAATGCCAAGTGACCGCATTGGGCACCACATAAAGATCATATCCTTTTTGATGTAAAGCATTGCTAAACAATGTTTCTTCCCTGTGGGCCACTTTTGAAAGCCCCAAATGATAATCCACAATGCCAGCTCGATATAAAAATGAGCAATGCAAATGCTCGACCTTTTTGCGTTTGTGAATATATTTCCATTGGATGTTTGGCTCTGCATCGATGTTGGCCATGGTGGCCGTTGGAAATGATTCCTCAAACTGCAATGGTGGTGTCAATATCGATCCACCAACTGCGCCCAAATTGGGATCATGCAACGTCCAGCTGAACAATTCATGCAGCACATTGGCCTCTGGAATGGCATCATCATCCATGCGCCAAACCCATTTGTATCCCATGGTGTTGGCCGCCTGGTGGTTGTGGTGCGTGCCCTTTTTAGCAGCAAACCTCCATTCCCATTCGATGCCTTTGATGTCCATCATTTGAAACAGATTTTTATAAATCAGCTCATTTCTGACATCCCTTGGATTTTCATTGTCATCAAAAATGACCACTTTGTCTGGCCGTTTGGTCTGATTGATGATGGCAGCCAAAGACAATGGCAGCGTTGTGTCATATCGGCCTCGAGTGCCAATGCTGCATAAAACCTTATCCACGATCCCACCTCAGAATCATCAAATTGAATCGATTGTGTTCAGTCAATGATCTTGGCTCTGATGTGATGGCTCCATGCTCGCTGATGTATTCCACATCAAAATCAAAGAAATTGGTTTCATTAAGGCCATGCAATTTGTGGTGTTCGCCCCAAAATCCTGGTGGCTCATTCCATGGCACTGTGATCAGCAATCGATTGCAATGCTTTTTTAGCTTTTCCACAATGTCCAAGCCATTGTCCAAATGCTCGATCACTTCAAAAGCAATAATGGTGTCAAACTGTGCCAGCTGAATTTCATTGATGTCTGCGCATGAAAATTTTATGGTTTCACCCCAATGCTGATCTTGAGCCACATCGATGATGATTGGGTCATAATCCAATCCCAAATATTCAATGTCATTGGGTAGAAATTGAGTGCCAAATCCAGTGCTGCAGCCAATTTCCAAAATCTTTTTGCCACGCAGATTTCGATTGGCCCACATATATCGTGTTGCTTCTCGAGGATAAACTGGATCGCCTTTCAGGAAAACTGCACGTTCATAATTGTTTGTGAGTTTCCATCTGTAATATTCTGGATTGTGCTGCTTGGCAAAATTCAGCTCATTGATCAAGAGCATTTGCTCCCATGTTTTATTTTGTATTGTCATTTTGTTTTATTGTGGTGGTTGACTTTATGCCTTAGAAAAAAGCAAAGAAATTTGAATTTTGACCTGTGGGGGGCGCGGTAAAAATCCAGCCCGTATTATTGCTTACATTGGTTGAATTTGCACCTGCGTACCAGCTTGCGCCACCAGTAGCCGCAGAATCTTGAATCGACAAATAGTTGACGCTAACAGTTCCACTTGATTTGGACACCGTTGCCCGTGTGCCGCTTGTTGAACTGTTGATGGTGATTAGGTTGCCAGCAGTGCCCGACAAGCTAAAGTTTGTAAATGTGTTGGTTGTGCTTGCGGGAAACGTGATCGTGGCAGGTTGAACCGTATTAGTGATGTTGGTGAATGTATTTGCGCCTTGGATGGTCAAAGCACCAGAGCCGCCTTGATTTAATGTTGGAAAAGTTGCGCCGCCTCCAGCAAAAGTTTTGGCTGATGCACTTGTCATGCTAATTGTGCCTGTGCCAACCGTAATTGTTAAGTTTGTTTTTGTTGCGGTTGTAAAAGCCGTTCCAGAACCCGTACAAGTAATTTGTCCAGAACCAAAAGTAATTGCTCTTGTGTTTGAATTGCTAGATGAAAACAAACCCGTAGAAAAAGTATAGTTGCCAGCACCACCATTAGTTAAGTCTAGTGTTCCGTAGGTAAGTGTAGATGTTAAAGTTGTTGCATAAGTTGTAAAATTACCGTTAATTGCTACGGTTCCACCAATTGCATTGATGGTAATGCCAAACATTTGAACACCATTGCTGGTAATTGTTTGAGTCTTGTTTCTTCCGTTAAATGGAACAGGGCTTGAACCACCAATTGTGACCCCTGTACCGTTTGACCAATCACCATAAACAATAGCAAGCGAAGTGTAGGTAAAAGTCATTGCACTTGTTCGTGCAGACATATTTACGGTTCCTACGTTCCAAACGTAATCCATTGTTAGCGTAGTAATTGCGCTGTTTTGGTCAACAATTGCCGTATCTTGAGCCAACGGAAAATTCGCAGCGGCAGGTGTGCCACCCGATGATGTAGCCCAACCTGTTGCAGACCAGTTTTGTGAACCTGCCAAGTTCCAATAAACAGTCTTTGCGCCAGTAAAAGTGATGCCGGAATTTCCACCACAGTCGCCTAACGATGTGCCTGACCATGTGCCAGCACCTGCGCCTGTAATGTCTCTAAAGTCTGCGTACGAAACCGAAACAGTTGCGGCAGTAATAGTGAATGCAGTCCCTAAAGTATTAGACTGAATAAGCATTCGGTTAGTGTAGGAACCGCCGTTTGCTGTAAATGTGCCAGTTATTGTTTGATTTGCTGAAAAGTTTACTGGCCTTACTCCAGTTCCTCCAGGTGTTGCAATTGTTAGATTTGCAAAAGTATTAGACCCAGTAATACCAATACTTGAATTATTTATTGTTGAATTAAAATTTACATTATTGTAAGTAAGCCCACCAAATGCGAATGTTATACCTGTGTTTGATAAATTTATAGTAGATGTGCCAGCGTTAAATGTCAGGCCTGTTGTAGTGCCAAAAGACCAGCCATTTGTATTAGCAAGTGTAATTGTTGAACTTCCCAAAGAAACTGATGTTGTACCAGTTCCAGAGTTTGTCCATACTGTACCCGTACAATTATAATTTCCTGTGCTAAATGTTCCGTTGGTAAATGTAACAGTAGTATTAGTAAGTGCACTTCCAAGCGTCCAACCACCACCAGAACCATTAAAAACAATTGGTGTACTAGTTAAACTAATACCATTGGTCGTTATGGTGTTGCCTGTGCTGGTAGATGCAAAAGTAATTGTTCCACTATATGACCAAGTAATGCCCGATGCTGGTAGCGTAAAACTACCGTAGACAGACCATGCAGTTGTGCCAGAAAACGTGACGTTGCCCGATGCAGGGCCAGCAACAGTAACAGAACGGCATACAGTAGCGCCACCAGAAATTGTTACTGTGTAGGCAGTTGCATTAGATGCAGAGTTAAAAATAACATCGTCAGCAGACGTAGGCGCAGAAGCACCACCCGCACCACCAGAACTGGCAGACCAGTTAGTTGTGGTCGTGCCGTCCCAAGTTCCCGAACCACCTACCCAATATCTAGCCATGCTTTACTCCTGTGGAGCTTCAACAGGAGGAGCGGTAACAACGGCAATCCAGTTCGTCAGCCGTTGCTGTTTCATGGCCTCAATGTCAGCGTCAGATGGTGCAGGTTGATCGTCAGGATACCAAATAGCATCGGCAAATGTGCCGTATTGCGTATCAAATGAAAAGTCGATTTTCATGTGTTCTCCTTAAACCTGTGTTGTTACTGCAATCACATCCCAACGACTGTTATTGACGTTGTAAATACAGCCCACATACGTTGTTTTGCTTGCTGTTGTAGTTGTTGGTAATGTCACGCCAATCACGGTAAATGTGGCGTTCCAAGACAGCGTTTGTGGGGTTCCATTGTCCAAGATGCGAAAGATCAGTTTATTGCCGTCTACTGGCGTTCCTGTGGGGGCGTTGATCGTCAGCGTTGCAGCTTGTGCCGTCCATGCGTATTCATCATACGCGCTAATGTCTGGTGTTACAGCAGAAGCAGAAGATGTCGTAACCGATACACGCGGATTATTACGTCCATACCATGTACCGTTTGTATATGTGCCAGCCCATGAAAGCGTATTAGTTGACCAAGAAACATTTGAAGGTGCTTGGTAATGGTAATCCCATGAACCTGCAGCAATTGAATTGCTTAAAAGAATAATTTCAACAAAACTGCCAGACTGAACAGTAACAATTGTAGTTCCAGAGTTATTCTTTACAACAATCGTTCCAGAGGATTGATTATTGTTAAACGTGTATATAGCACCAGATGGCAACGTAGTTGCATCAGGAAATTGGTACGTCTGACCACCAGATCCAGTCACCACAAAGTTTGGTGTAGAACTGGCAGTCAAAGTTGTAGTTGTACCTGCGGCAGCTACGTTTGTAAAACCTTCATAAAAATCATTTGCTGTTACGTTTTGATTTGCATCTCTCAAAACAACAGAATTGGCTCCTGATGTTCCATAAGATGACCCCCAAGCAGAACCAGTAGATACTGCTATCCCTGCGCCAGGATATGTTGTTGGCCCTTGCGCACCACTGAAACCTGACCAGCCTGAAATTCCGCTAAAACCTGACGTCCCTGACGCCCCTACTTGGCCAGACCAACCGCTAAAACCTGACGCCCCTGACGCCCCCGAATAGCCTGACCAACCAGACACGCCTGACCCGCTATAGCCTGACGTCCCTGACCAGCCCGAAATCCCACTATAACCTGATGTCCCTTGCGCCCCCGAATAGCCTGACCAACCAGACACGCCTGACCCGCTATAGCCACTAAAACCCGACCAGCCAGACACGCCTGACCCGCTATAGCCACTAAAACCCGACCAGCCAGACACGCCTGACCCGCTATAGCCACTAAACCCCGACCAGCCAGACACGCCTGACCCGCTATAGCCACTAAACCCCGACCAGCCCGAAATGCCAGACCAACCTGACGCCCCTGACGCCCCCACTTGGCCAGACCAACCAGACGTCCCGCTAAAACCTGACCAGCCAGACACGCCTGAACCACTATATCCCGACCAGCCTGATATACCTGAACCGCTAAAGCCTGACCAACCTGACGTCCCGCTATAACCGCTAAAACCTGACGTCCCCGATTGGCCAGCTGGGCCAACTATTTGTCCAACATTGTTCCAGGTCGTTCCACTCCAAACGTACAAATCGCCATTGGATGAAACAATGTATGCATCATTGGGATTGTTGCCTGTCGCTGGCAAATTGGCTGGTGTGGCCACTGTGCCTTTGATGTTGATCGATGTCCCT